AAAGAAAGCCGAAGAGCAGGGTTATTCTTTAACTCAAGATGATAGGTATCAAGTATTTGAGACTCAGATTGACTATGATCTTCCTGGGTTTGAAGATGAAGATGGCATTGCTTTGCCTTATATCATCACTATTGAACGTGGCACGACAAAGATTTTGTCGATTTATCGCAACTACCGCCAAGACGATCCACAGCGTTTGAAGCGGCAACACATTGTTCAGTATGACTACATCCCAGGATTTGGAGCATATGGATTTGGTTATATCCATCTCATCGGCGGTTACGCCCGCGCTGGCACATCTATCATCCGCCAGCTTGTTGACGCAGGGACTCTCAATAACCTACCGGGTGGACTCAAAGCTCGAGGACTGCGAATCAAAGGAGACGACACTCCAATCGCCCCTGGGGAGTTTAGGGACGTAGATGTACCTAGTGGGGCGGTAAAAGACAACATTATGTTGTTGCCCTATAAGGAGCCTAGCCAAGTATTGGCTGCTTTGCTTGAGAGGATTACTGAAGAAGCACGACGACTTGGTTCGATTGCTGATATGAAAATATCGGACATGAGTGCCAATTCGCCGGTTGGTACAACTTTGGCTTTGTTGGAGCGGCAGCTTAAAACGATGAGCGCCGTGCAAGCTCGAGTTCATGCGGCCATGAAGCAGGAATTTAAACTGCTCAAGGAAATTATTCGGGAGGACATGCCATCTAAGTATGACTATGTTCCTGAAGGCGCAGATCCATTTGCAAAGCGGGAAGACTACGACATTGTTGAAGTTATTCCTGTATCTGATCCTAATAGCGCAACAATGGCGCAGCGGATCATGCAGTATCAGGCTGTCATGCAGATGGCTCAACAGGCACCACAGATCTATGACTTGCCAGAGTTGCACCGTCAGATGATTGAAGTGCTTGGTGTAAAGAATGCAAACAAGCTTGTGCCAATTGATGATGACATGAAGCCGCGTGACCCGGTCAGTGAGAATATGGCGTTCTTAAGTGGCAAGCCCACCAAGGCGTTTATCTATCAAGATCATGATGCTCACATAGCTGTGCATACATCGATGATGCAAGATCCTTTGCTCATGGCGCAGATTGGTCAGAATCCTCAAGCACAGAAGATGATGGCTGAAATCCAAGCGCATATTGCAGAGCATTTGGCTTTTGCTTATCGCAAGAAGATTGAAGAGACTCTTGGGGTTCCGATACCCAAGCCTAATGAAGACTTGCCAGAGGATGTTGAAGTTGAGTTGTCTCGTTTGGTTGCCCAGGCTGCGGCGCAGTTGCTGGCACAAAACAAAGGGCAAGCTCAACAGAAGCAGGCAGAACAAGCGGCGCAAGATCCAATGGTTCAGATGCAACAAGCGGAACTGCAAATCCGTTCGCAAGAGGCACAGACCAAGGCAATGAAGGTGCAGGGAGATTTGGCTGCAAAGCAGGCAGAGATTCAACTCAAAGCACAAGAAGTTGCAGCGCGGCAAGGTGGCAATCCAGAGTTAGAAGCTCAGAAAGCCATGATGCAGATGCGAATTTCTGAAGAAGAACATGCTATGAAGATGCGCCAATCTCAACAAGAGCATGATCTTAAGATGCAGCAGGACATGCAAATGTCTGAAATCAAAGCTCGCCAAGCTTTGTTGAATTCAATCAATCAATCGACTGCGAATACGTCGAACAAAAAGGGAGATAAATGAATCCACAGTTTTTTGACATCCTCAATAAAAAAATTGAGGATTTAAAAACCAGTCATGTTGAAGCTTTGGTGGTTGGCTCAGTTAAAGACTATGCCGACTATCGAGAGTTGTGCGGAGTAATCCGGGGTCTGCAAACCGCACAACGTGAAATTGCTGACCTCGTGCGTAGAGTTAAAGAAAGCGACAACGATGACTGATATTTTGATTGGACAAACCTTGGACCCGCAAGGGCCGGTTTCTGTTTTGCCAAGTGATCCTGAACAAAAGGCAAAACAAGTTCCAGATCCTTCTTCATTTCACCTTCTGTGCGTACTACCAGATATTGAAGAAGAGTATGGTGATAGCGGATTGGTCAAAGCCAATCAAACAATTCATTTTGAGGAGGTTCTATCTCCCGTTTTGTTTGTTGTAAAGATGGGTCCAGACGCATACAAGGATGAAAAGCGTTTTCCAAGTGGTCCTAGTTGCAAAGTTGGAGATTTTGTTTTGGTTCGGCCTAACACTGGCACTCGAATCAAGATTCACGGCAAGGAATTCCGGATCATTAATGATGATTCTGTGGAAGGTGTCGTAGAAGATCCCCGCGGTATTACACGAATGTAATGGAGGCAACTATGGCTGAGATGGAAAAAGTTGAATTTGAGTTCCCTCACGAGAAAGAAGAGAAATCTTCTCGAGAAGGGAGCAAAGTTGTTGCAGCTAGTAAGGAAAACCCTGATGAGTTGCAAGAAAACAACATTGAAATTGTTGATGATGCTCCTCCGGAGGACAGAAATCGTAAGCCGATGACTGATCCTCCCAAGGATATGACTGATGACGAGTTAGAAAAGTATGACGAAGGCGTCAAAGCTCGTATTCGGCACTTCACAAAGGGGTATCACGATGAGCGGCGACGGGCTGAAGAGGCCATTAGGGAGCGGGAAGCTGCTATTGATGCTGCACAAAGGCTTGTAGAGGAGAATAGAAGGCTAAAAGGCTCTGTAAATCAGGGTCAAACTGCACTTCTAGAGCAGGCAAAGAAGGTAGTTAGCAATGAATTGGAAGCTGCCAAGCGGGCTTATAAGGAAGCTTATGAGTCTGGCGATGCTGAAGCTCTTGTTGCTGCTCAAGAGGCTTTTACTACAGTCAAAATCAAAGCTGATAAGATTGCAAACTTTAGGGCACCTGCTGCTGTAGAGCAAAAGGAACCTGAAATTCCAGTTTCTGCGCCTGTTCAGCAACAAAGGCTTGATGAACACACAGAAAAGTGGAAGAATGATAACAATTGGTTTGGCAGAGACAGGCGCATGACTAGTTATGCACTGGCTTTGCATCAAGAAATTGTTGAAGATGAGCGTATTAATCCATCTAGCAGCAAGTACTTTGAACGAATTGATGAGGAAATGCGAAAGCGGTTTCCTGAAAAATTTGATGAACCAAGGCCGGATGCGACCCCTCCGGTTAAGAGTAGTAATGTTGTAGCGCCAGCGACTAGAAACACTGCATCAAAGAAAATCGTGTTGTCAAAATCGCAGGTGAACATCGCCAAACGGCTTGGCCTCAAACTTGAGGACTATGCTCGTGAGGTTGCGCGAACAAAAGCTGGAGAATGATTATGAGTGAACAAGTCCGAAGCAAACGTGAAGTAGAAACTCGTGAGGCTGCGCGTCGCCCTACGATGTGGAAACCTGCTCAACTGTTGCCCGATGTTAATGAAGAACCAGGGTGGCGTTTCCGTTGGGTGCGGGTGTATTCTCGTGGTCAAGACGACCCCACTAATATCACTTCGAAGCTGCAAGAGGGTTGGGAACCAGTTAAGGCATCTGATCATCCCGAGGTGCAAACCTTCAAACGTGGATCTGAGCGTTTCCCAGATTCCATTGAAATCGGTGGTCTACTGCTTTGCAAAACCCCAGTTGAGTTTGTTGAACAACGTAATGCGTACTATCAGCAGCAAGCTGATTCGCAGATGAATTCAGTAGACAACAACTTTATGCGCGAGAGTGATTCGCGGATGCCGCTTTATAAAGAGCGGAAGTCCACGGTTACTTTTGGAAAAGGGTTTTAATTTTTTTTGGAGTCACAAATGGCATATCCCACTGTTGACGCCTCTTACGGTTTCAAAGCCATCAACGAACTAAATGGCCTCCCGTATGCTGGCGCTATCCGCCAGATTCCGATTCAGCGTAACTACAGCACCGCCCTTTTTAATGGCGACTTGGTTAAGTATGAAGCGGGTCTAGTTGAAATCACGGACATGGTTGAAACCACCGCATCTGCACCTTTTGGTCAGATCGGCGTTTTCGTCGGTTGTTCGTACACCAGCCCTTCCACCGGCCAGAAGCTGTTTGCCCAATACTACCCCGGTAGCATTGCAGCAAACGATATCACGGCATTTGTGGTGGATGATGATCGCGCTGTCTTCAAGGCAGTGATGATCGCGCAGACTGGCACCATCTCCAACACCGCTACGACTGTTGGTTCTGCTTCGCAAGCCTTTGTTGGCACCAACGTGTTCGCAATCACGGGCACGGCTGGTAGCACCACCACTGGTAATAGCAGGATGGGTGTTTCGGGCGCTTGCCCCACCAATGGCGCTGGCGGCACTCGCGTGTTGACCTCTGCACCGTTCCGTGTGGTTGCTATTGTTCCTGAGACTGGCCTGACGGTAACTGGCTCGGGCACCTGCTCGACCACCACTATCACTCTGGCTGCTGCTGTTACGGGCCTTCAGGCCGGTATGCAATTTATCGTCCCCGGCGTGACTAACGCCAATGCGGGTGACTATAACTTGGTTACCAACGTGAACAGCACCTCTGTGACTATTAGTCGCTCTGTGACCATCGCTGCGGCAACTACCATGACCTTCGTGGGTTTCCCCGAAGTGCTGGTTAAGTTCAACCAAGGCTATCACAGCTATGACAACCCACTGGCTACTGGCCTGTAAGGAGTAATTCAAAATGGCAATTTCTCGTGCCCAACTACTGAAAGAACTCCTGCCGGGTCTTAACGCCCTGTTTGGTTTGGAGTACAAGCGCTATGGCGAAGAGCATAAGGAAATCTACGAAACCGAGACTTCCGAGCGTTCTTTTGAAGAGGAAACCAAGCTCTCTGGCTTCTCCGCCGCTCCGGTGAAGAACGAGGGTTCTGCGATTGCTTATGACAACGCGCAGGAAGCTTGGACCGCTCGCTATAACCACGAAACCATTGCAATGGGTTTCTCGATCACCGAAGAGGCGATTGAGGACAACCTGTACGACTCGCTCTCGAGCCGTTACACCAAAGCATTGGCCCGTGCTATGGCTTACACCAAGCAGGTCAAGGCTGCTTCTGTTCTGAACAATGGCTTCAATAGCGGCGTCACTTATGGTGACGGTGTTAGCCTGTTTAGCACAGCGCATCCGCTGATCTCTGGTGGCACTAACAGCAATCGTTCCTCGATTGGCGTCGATCTGAATGAAACTGCGTTGGAAAACGCTGTGATTCAAATCGCAGGCTGGACCGATGAGCGCGGTTTGCTGATTGCTGCTAAGCCTCGCAAGCTGATTGTTCCCCCATCGCTGCAATTCGTTGCAACTCGTCTGCTGGAAACCGAACTTCGTGTTGCCACAGCCGATAACGATATCAACGCGATCAAGAACAATGGTTCGATCCCAGAGGGTTACTGCGTTAACCACTGGCTGACCGACACCAATGCTTGGTTCCTGACTACCGATGTGCCCAATGGTCTGAAGCACTTCGTTCGTACCCCGCTGCAAAACAGCATGGACGGCGACTTCGACACTGGCAACGTCCGGTATAAGGCTCGCGAGCGTTACAGCTTTGGCGTGTCTGATCCTCTGGGTGCTTACGGTTCGCCGGGTGCTTAATAGGAATTTAATGGTGCAATGCCATTAATATGAACGGGGGCCTTGTGCCCCCGTTTCTTTTGGCGTAATATGTCAAGAACCACACAAACAGGTGTTGTTTATGCCATACAAAATAGATGTTTGCGGAATTTACAAATTAGTAAATAAAGTTACTGGTCAATGTTATGTAGGCCAGTCTCAGAGAGCAAAAAAAAGAATCAAAGAACATTTTCGCCTTTTGCGTTGGAACAAACATTCAAACCAGCACTTACAAAATGCATACAACAAATATGGTGCTGAAAATTTTTACGGTTCGATTGAAATTGAATGTGAAGATCCAAAAGATTTGGACGTTTTGGAAGAGCAGTTTCTTTGTGGAGACGCATGGTTTGATACGCCTACCGTGTACAACATAGCTGACTTTGCAAAAGCTCCCATGATAGGCAAGCAGCACAGCAATGAAGTCAGGGAAAAAATCAGGCTTGGAAGAAGAGGTTGTACCTTTGATTTTCAAAGTCCAGAATACAGGCAGACACTGTCAAAGGCTCAAATGGCACGATGGTTTTTGGACCCAAAATTTATTGCAAAAGTCAAGTTCATTGTGGAAAATGATCATATGTCTTACGCTGAAAGAGCAAGACAATTAGGGGCTGACACTAGCCCAGTTCGCAAACTTGCTTTAAAGTACAAACATCTCAAAGGAGTTTTGTAATGGCTCAAACTCGATTTAGTGGTCCCGTTGCATCTGACAATGGTTTTATTGGACCTATTGTTGGTAACGTGACTGGCGATGTAACCGGCACCGTCAATGGCAATCTTGATGCAACAACTGGTTATGTTCAGCTTACAACTGCAACCACTGCTGAGATTGCATCTGCCACATCGACTGTTAACACTGTTGGCAAAGCTGCTGGCACCATTGTTTTCAATACTAGCCTTAGTACTTTGAAGATTGCAACTGGCGCAACTGCTACTAGCACTTGGGTCAACGCTGACGGCACGACTGCTGTTACTCCTTCTTAATAGGAGAGCATCATGGCGATGCAAACAGACGTTCTATCCGCTCATATAGAAGATACGGGCACAATAGTGTCTGGGCGTTTCCGGTTGAAGGGATATCAGTGCATATCGGGCGGAACGGCGGGCGATATTATTTTCAGGGATGGGGGAGCTTCTGGCACTATCCGTCTGAGATTTAATATTGGTACAGGTACACAACCAATTGCGCTACCCATTCCAGGGCAGGGGATTTTGTTTACGACGGATATACACGTCACTGTACCCGGCACGGCACCCAATGCAGCTAAAGTAACGGTGTTCTATGGCTAAGTCACCGGCATGGACTCGCAAGGAAGGCAAGTCCGAGAAGGGCGGACTCAACGCCAAGGGGCGAGCCTCCTACAACAAGGCCAACCCCGGCAAGCCAGGGTTGAAAGCCCCTCAACCCGAGGGCGGCAGCAGGCGCGACTCTTTTTGCGCCCGGATGTCTGGCCTAAAGAAAAAACTGACCAGCGCCAAGACAGCAAACGATCCAAACAGCCGCATCAACAAAAGCCTGAGGGCGTGGAACTGTTGACATGGACCTAACTCTATGGAACGCTGCTCTGTCCCTTATCTCGGCCTTGATTCTGTTCTGGGTCAAGACATCAACGGACGAAGTAAAACGCATTCAAATTCTTCTCAACCGCACCAGGGAAGAGATTGCGAAGGAGTATGTCACCAAGTCAGAGTTGCATACGGACATCAATCGCGTCTTGGACCGGATAGACCGGCTTGAGAAGAAGATTGATGACTTCATGAAGGAGCATCGAAGTGCCCTCAGCTAGTCCCGCACAAAAGCGTTTGATGGATGCAGCGGCTCATAATCCTGCATTTGCCAAGAAGGTTGGCGTTCCTGTCAAGGTTGCCAAAGAGTTTAGTCAGGCCGACAAAGGCCGTAAATTTTTCAAAGGTGGTGATATGAAAGAATCCAAAGCAATGGTCAAAAAAGAAGTTGGCTTTATGAAAAAAGCTGGCGCTCCCAAGTCCATGATCAAACATGAGAAATCAGAAATGATGGGCATGAAAAGTGGCGGCAAGGCTAAAGGCTATGCCTCTGGTGGTATGCCGATGGTCATGAAAGACGGGAAGAAGGTTCCTGCTTTTGCAGCCGATGGCGAAGGCAAGATGATGCGCGGCGGTATGGCTAAAAAGATGATGGGTGGCGGCATGACTTACGCCAAGGGCGGCTCCGCTTCTTCTCGCGCTGACGGTATTGCTCAAAAGGGCAAGACCAAAGGTATGCAGGTCAAAATGATGGGTGGGGGTAAATGCTAATGGACGCCGCAGTTATGGAAAAGGCAATGAAGGCTTACAAGCCTCGTCGCCCCAAAACCACTATTGATGACGCTATTTCCTCTGATGACAAGAAGCGTATGCTTCAGGATGTTAAAGATGAAAAAGATCGTCAAGCCATCAAAGGTATGGGTTATGCCAAGGGTGGTAGCGTTGGCAGTGCATCTAAACGTGCTGATGGTTGTGCCCAGCGTGGCAAGACCAAAGGCAAGATGGTGTAAACCTTGATGGCTAGTCGCGGCATGGGTGCAATTAACCCAGCCAAGATTCCCAAGCCTGTACGCAAAAAGCGTAGGGATGACACATCATTCCTTGAATATGCTGAAGGCGGTAAGGTCAACGAAGCGGGAAATTACACCAAGCCAGAGTTGCGTAAACGAATTGTTAGCCAAGTCAAGGCGGCAGCAACGCAAGGCACTGGGGCTGGGCAGTGGTCGGGCAGAAAAGCACAGCTTGTGGCTAAGAAGTACAAAGCCGCTGGCGGCGGGTATAGAGACTGAAATGAAAGCTCCTCAGCAATCGCTCAAGGACTGGGGTGACCAGAAATGGCGCACTAAGTCCGGCAAACCGTCGTCCAAGACGGGGGAGCGATATCTGCCTGAGAATGCCATCAAAGCTCTTACTACTGCTGAGTATGCCGCTACGACCCGTGCTAAACGAGCGGGCAAGAAGGCTGGAAAACAGTTTGTATCTCAGCCTAAAAACATTGCCAAAAAAACAGCGGGGTACAGATAAATGGCAACCACTGGCTCAACAGCATTTGATCTTGACTTCACGGAGCTTGCCGAGGAAGCCTGGGAACGTGCTGGCCGGGAGATGCGTACAGGTTACGACCTGAGGACGGCCCGCCGGTCAATGAACCTAATGACCATTGAGTGGCAGAACCGTGGCATTAACATGTGGACCATTGACCAGGGTGCCTTTAACCTGACTCAAGGTCTAAGCACATATGCCCTGCCACTAGACACCATTGACCTGATGGAGCATGTGATCCGCACTGGCGGCAACGTGTCATCTACTCAAGCAGATCTGACCATCACCCGCATTAGCGTTTCGACGTATGCAACGATCCCAAACAAGATCCAGCAAGCCCGTCCTATACAGGTTTGGGTTCAGCGTTTATCAGGAGAAGTAGCTCCAGCAAACGCTACTTTGAATGGAACAATTAACTCTACAACAACAACGATTGTTTTAAGTTCTGTTTCTAGTTTGCCGTCGAGTGGGTTCATTCGCATCGACAGCGAAGACATTTACTACGGCTATATCACTGGAAACACCTTGGGTGGTGTGTTCAGGGCGCAAAATGGTACAACAGCAACCAGCCATACCACTGGTGCTACTGTTTACAATCCTAATCTGCCCTGCGTTACTGTTTGGCCTGTTCCTGATGGATCTCAAACGTACACATTTGCGTACTGGCGGATGCGCCGTGTGCAAGATGCTGGTAGCGGTGTTCAAACGGGCGACATGAACTTTAGATTTTTACCGGCATGTGCTGCTGGTTTGGCGTATCACATTGCCATGAAAGTTCCAGAGCTAATGCCTAGGCTTGAGATGCTTAAATCAGCTTATGATGAACAGTTTAATTTAGCTGCTGGTGAGGATCGTGAGAAGGCAGCTATCAGGCTAGTGCCGCGGCAAGCGTACATTGGCGGTGGATATAGCTAATGGGGAATAGATTTGCTTCTGGAAAACACAGTATTGCCATGTGCGATATCTGTGGGTTTCAGTTCAAGTTAAAAAAATTAACAACTCAAATTGTTAAAACAAAACAAATAAACGACAAAGTTTGTCCTGAGTGCTGGTCACCGGATCACCCACAATTGCAGTTGGGGATGTATCCTGTTGATGATCCGCAGGCAGTTAGAAACCCTAGGCGGGATACAACGTATTTACAGGCTGGCCTTAACAATGCAGATTACCCAACAGATGGATCTCGGGTGATTCAATGGGGATGGAATCCTGTTGGCGGGGCAAGTGCAGATGATGCAGGACTAACGCCAAACTATTTGGTGTTGACCGTACAGATCGGTACGGTGACAATTGCGACAACGTAAGGAGTTAATCATGGATGCAAAGAAAGCAGTTCACAAGCACGAAGCTCATATGCACCCTGGTCAGAAAATGACCAAGTTTGCAAAGGGTGGCAAGACCAACTTGCAGATGAAAGAACTTGGTCGTGGTTTGGCTAAGGTGGCAAACCAGAAGAAAACCGTTCGGTCTGTTCGCAAAGCAGGGATCTAATCATGGCATACAGTATGAAAAAAATGGGCAAAGAAGTTGGCCCAGCATCTGTTTACGCACAGCCACATGACATGACTGGTAAAACTGGTGTTGATCTAAAAAACGCTGGTTACCAGGGTGGAACCTCCAACACTCCAAACAACGTGCGTATGTCGGTTGGTAACTTGACTCGGGACAAGTATCCTGAGCCTAAAACAACTGGCATCAAAGTTCGCGGCACTGGCGCTGCAACGAAGGGCCTTATGGCCCGTGGCCCGATGGCGTGAGGTTTAAATGAATTACTCTGAGCTTGTCACTGCGGTTCAAGATTACTGTGAGAACACGTTTCCCACGGCAGATATGAACTCGATGATCCGCACAGCAGAGCAGAACATTTACAACACGGTTCAACTGGCAAGTCTTCGAAAGAACATGACGGGAACCCTTTCCGCAAACAATAAGTATTTGTCTGCGCCTGGGGATTTTATTTCTGTTTATTCTCTAGCAGTTATAAAGGCTAACGGAGAGTATCTGTATTTGTTGAACAAGGATGTTAACTTCATTCGTGAAGCATATCCTGGCCCAACATCTACAGGTCTTCCAAAGCATTACGCCATATTTGGCCCAACGTACAGTGATTCAAATGAGCTATCTTTTATTCTTGGTCCAACGCCGGACCAGCCATATGGGGTAGAGCTTCATTTCTATTACCTTCCAGACTCAATTGTTCAGTCTGCAATCTATACAACCACAATAGCTTCTGGTGGATCTGGTTACATTAATGGTACATACTTCAATGTTCCATTGACCGGGGGCAGTGGATCGACGGCAACAGCAAATATTGTTGTTTCTGGCGGAGCAGTCACATCCGCAACCATCTCAAACAGAGGTTGTTTTTACGCTGTAAACAACTCTTTGGGTGCCAGTAATGCTAATCTTGGTGGCACTGGCGGTGGTTTTGTTTTGACGGTAACCGGCGTTACCAACTCCACTGGTACAACTTGGCTTGGTGATAACTTTGACACCGCCCTATTCAATGGAACTATGATTGAAGCCATCCGTTTCATGAAGGGTGATCCTGATCTTGTGCAGCTTTATCAGCAGCAATATACACAATCTCTGGCCCTGCTCAAGAACCTGGGTGATGGTAAGCAGCGCATGGATGCTTACCGGGATGGACAAGTTCGAAACCCGGTGATTTAAATGGCAATAGTCCAAACAGCCACTACGGCGTTTAAAACGCAGCTTTTAAACGGTGGATTTAACTTCACCTCGGGCACGTTTTACATTGCGCTTTACACAGCCAATGCAAATTTAAACGAAAACACAACGGAGTACACCTCTACGGGAGAGGTGGTAGCGCCAGGGTACTCGGCCCAAGCGCTGACTGTTTCTACGTTGCCAACATCCAGCAATAACATATCGTTCATCTCATTTAACAACGTCACTTGGAATTCTGCTTTGACGGCCCGTGGGGCTTTGATCTATAAGCTAGGAGCTAATGGTGCTGTTTGTGTGCTGGACTTTGGATCTGATAAAACTTCCACAGCAACTTTTCAGGTGCAGTTTCCTGCTGCAAGTAGCAACTCCGCAATCATCCGCATTAATTAAGGAGCATCTCATGTCTTACGAAATTGCAAAAGCCTCTGACTCCATCTCTGGCGGTCTGATTGCTGGCACAAAAAACACCGAGGTGGCAAAAGCCACTGGCCGCTTCCGCATGGAATGCTATGACAAAGACGGCATCCTGAAATGGACCGCTGAGTCCCAGAACCTTGTGGTCAACGTAGGTCTTCAGTACATGGCAGGCACGGCCCTGACCAGCACGACTCAGATCACCACTTGGTACATCGGCCTGTATGGCGCTGGTGCATCTAACACACCAGCCGCTGGTGACACTATGGCCTCCCACGCTGGCTGGACTGAAGTCACTCCGTACGCAGGCAATCGCCCAACAGCTACCTTTGCCGCTGCTACCAACGCCAACCCCTCGGTAGTGACCAATACCGCATCTCCTGCTTCGTTTAGCATTAACGCTACTCAGACGGTGGGCGGTGCGTTCTTGACCAGCAACAACACCGCTGGTGGTTCCACTGGAACCCTGTTCTCCGCTGCTGATTTCCAGTCGCCCGGTGACAGGAATGTGGTATCGGGCGATACATTGAATGTTAGCTATAGTTTCTCTCTTGCAGGTTAATGTGGTAGAATATGCCTTCAATCAACTGGAGGCATTATGGATTTACGCATTTATCGTTTGTGGAGAGCAATGCACAACCGTTGCTACAACAGCAATGTAAAGTGTTATGGTCATTACGGAGGCCGGGGAATTGTTGTTGACGAAAAGTGGCATGGCAAAGAAGGCTTTGCTGTTTTTCTAAAAGATATGGGACAGCGTCCGCCAGGGACAACGCTGGATCGTATAGACAACAATGGCCCCTATTCCGCAGAAAATTGCCGATGGGCGACTAAAGATCAGCAAGCCAACAACAAGCGTAACAACCGATGGATTACGGCTAATGGTAAAACGCAAACGCTAGCCCAATGGGCGCGTGACTTGGGCTGCAATCCGGCAAACATTCTGTACCGAATTAAATCTGGTATGACTGAAGAGCAAGCTGTCACAGTTGCTGTCTCGGCCCGTCCAAACTCAAAGCTTACAGAAGCTGATGCGCGATATGTCAAAGAGAACTATCCCGTAATGACTTCAAGTCAGCTTGCAGCTAAACTGGGCGTAAGCAAAAAGACGGTATTAAATATCATCCACGGCAAAACTTTCAGGGATGTAGAAGTATGATCAAAATTGACTTCGAGTTTGACTCCCAGTACGGCGTCTTTAGGGACGCCCTTCATCTGCCTGAGAACCACGGCATGACCGACGCTGAAATTCAAGCAATGAAGCAGCAGCGGTTTGATAACTGGATTGCCATCGTCACTGCCCCGCCTGTTGAAGCTCCGCAGGAGTAAGCATGGATCGCTATTGGGTTGGTGGCACCGGCACTTGGAACACCACCAGCACAACAAACTGGTCTGCTACTTCTGGCGGGGGTAGTGGTGCGTCTGTCCCAACCGTAGCGGACAGCGTTTTCTTTGACCAAGCGGGAACCTATACCGTTACCATGACGGGCGCATTGGCCTGTCTGGACATTACGGTGTCAGCAGGTACGGTGACGTTTGCTACGGGCACATCCCCCACATTGGACATTCGCGGTTCCATGTCGCTGTTGGCAGGCACGGTGTGGAGTTCCACCGGAGCTATTACCTTTACCTCTATCAGCACAGGCAGAACGGTCACAACCAACGGGGTTACGATTTCAGCGTCTGTCACTTTTAACGGATCAGGCGGCGGCTGGACGCTTGGCAGTGCTTTAACAATGGGCGCTTCTGTAGGCGTGTCAATTAGTGCAGGCACTTTTAACACCGGAAATTACAACATATCCGCCCTTTCGTTTGTAATAACAGGCACTTCGGTCAGGACCGTTAACTTAGGCAGCAGTACTGTAACAACCACGGTCGGCGCAGGTACGGCCTTTAGTGCGGCGGTTATTACAAACCTGACTTTTAACGCTGGAACCTCGCAAATAAATATCGGGGGAGGGAGCGCAAACATCACTTCTGGGGGTCTGACGTTTTATAACGTCACTTTCACTGGCACTACAGCTGCTACTCGCGCCATTACGGGCGTAAACACATTCAACAATCTTACCGCCACTGGACCAGCCTCTGCTGGCGTAAGCACAGTTACCTTTGACTCCCAACAAATCATCAACGGCACCCTGTCCACCACGGGCACGGCAGGCAACCGGCGCGTTTTCTTTGCATCAGCCACTTACGGCATCTCTGTTGATCTGGTGGTCAACTCTGCCCCCAGCCTGACAGACGCAGACTTCCGTGGCCTGTACGTCCGTGGAACATCAGCCCCCATCAGCGG